ACAGTGTCGATTTTTGGGTTACTTTTTGAGGTTTTGGGAATATGGGCGGGAAGGGATCAGGACCAAGAAAGCGAATCAACCGGACGCTTCCGCTCTCGCAGGTCCGGCCGGACGTTCCGCCCAAGTGGCTCGACCGCAAGGGCAAGTCCGAGTGGAAGCGGATCGCAGACATCATCGACCGGGTGCCGGATTTGCTCGCCGAGCCGGACTGGGATGCTGTCGCACTACTTGCGGATGCGTGGTCGGACTTTCACGCACAAGAGGCAATAATCCGCAAGGAGGGCACCATCGCCATGAGCCAGGCGGGCGTGCCGTACCAACACCCGAGCGTAGGTATGAAGAACAAAGCCTTCGAGCGGATCACTAAGCTGGCTCGTGAGTTGGCGATGACGCCGCAGGCACGCAGGTTGCTAAACGGTGTGAAGCCGGCGAAGGATGAGCGGCTGAATCCGCTCGATGAATACCTGTCGCGACGCGGCAAGGAACAGAACGCGAACTGATGATCACTGGCAGCGACAACAAGCGAGACGTTCACCGATACATCGCGGGTGTATTATCTGGCGATATCGTCGCGTGCAAGACGCTTAAGCAAGCCTGTCAACGGCATCTCGATGATCTCGATAAGGATTGGGAATACGAGTTCAACGAAACGATCGCGAGCAACTCGATAGACTTCTTTCCACTGCTTAAGCACATCGACGGCGAGTACGCGGGCAAGCCGTTCGTACTGTACCCATGGGAGAAGTTTATCGTGTGGGTAGTTATGGGCTGGCGTCGAAAGTCTGACGGGCTGCGGCGTTTCCGTGACGTGTTGGTGCAGGTGGGCCGCGGCAACGGCAAAACGCCATTCGCGGCGGCGTTGCTGCTCATGCTGTTCTACTGCGATTCACCCCGTGAGAATAACGCGAAGTGTTACACGACGGCGACGAAGCGGGACCAGGCGGCGTTGTCTTTCAAGACGGCTCGGGCATATGCCGAGCAAGACATCTTTCACAAGCGGCTTGATTGCCAGAAGTACCGCATCCTAGCACCTGATGGTGGCGAGCTGGAAGCACTTTCGGCCGACGGAAAGACGGCGGACGGTTTACAGATTCACGCGGTGATCAAGGACGAGCTGCACGCTTGGCGAGAGCAGCATGTCGAGTTCTTACAAAAACTAGATACTGCGATGGCCAAGCGGCAACAACCGTTGTCGATCACGATCACGACCGCGGGCAACGAAGATTCGGAACTGTGGCTGAATCTAGACACGTACGCTCGGGCAGTGATTGATCCAAACCAGCCCATGGAAGCGGATTACCTTGCCGCGTTTATTTACGAGATTGATGATGATGACGACGAGCTGGATCCGGACGTGTGGGATAAAGCTAATCCAATGCTTAAGCACGGGATTGTCAAACGCCGCGTGCTGGAAGACTTGGCGAAGAAGGCACAACACGACAATGCTACCCGCTCAATGTTCCGTCGCTACCACGCGAATAAACTTACCACGTCAGATCACACCGTCATCCAGCCGAGCGAGTGGGCCGCGTGTGCGGGACAGCTACCGGACCTGACCGGCGAGGAATGCTTCGCCGGCTTTGACATGGGATGGACGGACGACCTCACAGCACTGGCGTGGGTGTTCCCGCGAACCGAGGACGAAAATCAGAAACGCCGCTACATGGTCAAGGTGGATTGCTGGGTGCCCCGAGGTGGAAAGCATGACCTCCTGAAAGACCCGTGGCGGGCGTGGATCGAATCGGGACAGTTGCAGGTCACGGATTCCGAAGCGACTGACACGAACGCGATATTGAAAACGATCAAGGAACGGCAAGAGCAGTACGCGGTCAAGTCGTTTGCATTTGACATTGCGAACACGCGGGACGTCGCCAACGTGGTTTTGAATGACTTCGGGATTGACGTCTACCCGTTTACGCAATCGTGCAAGAAATACAACGAGCCATTTAACGAATTGCTTGCTGCGATCGCGGAACGGCGGATCATGCACGATGGCGGCAGCCTGCTGAGTTGGGCAATGTGCAACATGGTGCTGCTTGAGGATGCTGCCGGTTATCGAATGCCATCCAAACGCAAAAGCAAGACTAAGATTGACCCTGCCGTTGCAGTGATTATGGCAGTTAGCGAGTGTTTATTTGCGGAACGGAAACCAGTCAGCATGTATGAACAACCATGCCCATTGACTGACATGACATGAAATACTCGGAAGACATCGCGGCCGGCGTCGGACTGCTGCTTGTGGGCTGGGGTGCGTGGCAGCACTCGCCAGCGGCGGCGGCACTGACGGTCGGTGGATTGCTGCTGCTGCTTGGCGTGGCCTGCGGAATAGTAAAGGCGGTACGCGGATGATACTACAGAGGATGTTCGCAGGCAGCGAGGAACGCAGCTACGTCGGGCCGCTGACGTCAGCCGGGGCGATCGAGCTGCTATCAGGCGGCACACGAGCACGCAGCGGCGAGACAGTCACGACGAAGACGGCGTTGCAAGTGGCACCGTTTTGGGGTGGGCTGTCAATCCTGTCCGGGGACGTCTCGCAGTTCCCATTGATCACATATCGCAGGCGTCCAGATCGCGGCAAGGATCGAGCTGTCGAACATCCGACATTCGGCATTCTGCGTCGGTACACGGGCGAGATGACGAGCAACCTGTGGCTCGCCATCATGGTGAATCAGGCGATCGCGTACGGGACAGCGTATTCCCGGATTCATCGCACGGGTAACCGCAACGTCGCCAGGCTAGAGCATTTCCCACATCACCGCGTAGAGCTGGCGTATACGACTACTGACGAGCGAGTGTACAAGCTGAAAGACCGACGCGGGCGATACATCGAGACGGTTCCCGAGGAAGACATGTTCCGACTGATGGGACTTGTGTTCGATGTTGCCGAGGGTTTGTCTCTAGTCGAGTACGCACGGAACACGCTTGGCCGAATCATGGCGGCGGAAGGGTATGCTGACGAATTTTATGAAAACGCTGCTGAGCCGCGTGGGTGGTTTGAGCAGACTGGGGAGCCGATGTCGTTTGAAGCTCAGAAACGGTTTCTGGCAAATGTTGAACGCAGGCACAAGGGAATCGGCAACAGGCATAAAACAAGCGTGCTTGATGTGGGAATGAAGTGGGTTCCATCGGGCATTTCTCCGGAAGACGCACTGCTTGTTGACGCTTTGCATTTGGGCCGCAAGGAGGTGGCCCTGTTTTTGAATCTGCCCCCGCACAAGCTCGGGGACGATTCCAAAGTAAACTACAACTCACTGGAACAAGAAAACCAATCCTATTTGGATTCCGGCTTGGGGGTATGGCTATCTCGGATCGAGTACGAAGCAAACGAAAAGCTATTCCCGGATCGTGACAAGGACACGTACTTTGCCGAGTTCTTGCGTGATGCGAAGTTGCGGGCGGACACAAAGACACGCTACGAGGTGTACAGCATCGCTCGGGCGGCCGGCATTATGTCGGCCAACGAATGCCGTGAGAAAGAAAACATGAACCCGCGTGAGGACGATGGCGGGGACAGCTACGACAATCCAAACATTACGGTGAATTCACAACAGCCAGATGATGAGACCGACAATCTTCGCGGTGGTGGTTCGCTAGTCGGTTGGAGCATCGCAACCAGGGATGTGCTCTGCGTTGCTCTTAACCGGCTGGTGACGCGGATCGTCAATGATGCACGCAAGGCAGCCAAGCGGCCGGATGATTTTCTGAGTTGGCTAAATGTATTTGAAGATAATCATCGCAGTGTAGTATACAACGAGTGCGAACCGTTGGCTCGTCAGGTGGCCGTTGCGAACCATGCTCATCCTGAGCGATTAGCGGAACAGATGTGCGAATGGTTCTTCGACATCGCACGGGACCAGTTACTCAGAGCCGCTGAGTGCGACCGTGACACGCTGCTTGACAGTGTGACCGCATCACATACAGACATGGTGGCCGCGTGCCGTACGCTGGCTGACGAACTGACAAGAGGTGAGAAAGATGGAACGTAGACAAACCACACAGCCGGTCGAGCTGCGAGACGACGAGAAACGGACCATATCAGGGCTCGGGGCGGTCTACTACGATGGCTCAGAGGGCAGCGAGTATCGTCTCTGGGATGGTGCCTATGAGCGGATAATGCCTGGGGCGTTTGACCGAGCAGTCAAGGAGGATGACGTCCGCGGGCTGTTTAACCACGACGCCAATATGGTGCTCGGCCGGACATCTTCCGGAACCATGCAGCTACGGGCGACGTCCGAGGGGCTGCGGTACGAAATCGAACCAGGCAACACTACGGTCAGTCAAGACGTCGCCGAGCATATTCGCCGCGGGGACGTTTCAGGCTCTTCCTTCGCGTTTGTCGTCACACAGGAAGAATGGCGGACAGAGACGCCCAGCGAAGATGCCAAGCGAGAAATTAGGGAAATCCAGGAAGTCCGACTCTACGATGTGGGGCCGGTCACCTTCCCGGCCTATGCTGCGACCACGACCGAGACGCACGCGGAAGCCCGCTCAGCCTACGAAGCCTATCGGCAGCTCAGAGACGCTCAGGACGACGCTGAAGAGCCCGACCAGGCGGAAGGGTGCGAGATGCCAGGAATCGACCTAGAGACGTACCAGGCACGCGTGAGGGCCGCACAGGCAGATTGACCTTGACAAGGGGGGTGCCGACCCATAGAATCCAGACTGATGGCGAGCCTCTGTGCTGTTGCTTATCGCTCGCAAATGCTGAATACGTACGGTTCTGTTGATCCGGCGGTTTGGTGAGTAGTTTCGTGTTACGTAATTACTCGGCAGACCGCCGGTTTTTTTATGGTCGGTCGGTCGAGGCAGAATAAAGGGATCGACAATGAGATCCAAGGAGTACATGGAAGCCCGCGGCCCACTGGTCAAGCAGATGCAAGACTTGACCGAGCTCGCGGCAAAAGAGAATCGGTCACTGACCGACGAAGAACGTGATAAGTTTAACAAGCTTGACGCGGATCAAAAGGAACTGAAGCAACGTGCGGATGATGCCTACCACGTCGAGACGCTGGTTGACGAGCAAGAGCAGCCGGTGGAACGGGCGGAATCCGTCCCACCAAAACCGCAGCGGGAAGATCGTGTGATCGACCAGGACGCGGCATTCCGTGGCTGGATTTTAGGTGCTCGCGCTTCAGCGGAGCAGCAAGAGCAAGCCCATCGTGCCGGCTATATCGGCAACACGCTGGACCTTAAATGGGATCGACGCGGCCGCCGGCCGCCAAAGTCTCTGCACGAGGCACAGCAGCGGCTTGACGCTTTGCTCGATCGGTCGCCTGAAGAACGTGCTCAATCGACCACGACCACGGCGGGCGGTTACACGATCCCAGATGAGATGATGGCAGCCATTGACGTAGCACTCCGGGCATGGGGTGGCATGCGTCAAGTGGCAACCGTCCTCGAAACTGAAACCGGTGCTGACCTGCCGATTCCGTTGGCGGACGAAACCGGGGCAACTGGTGAGATACCAGGCGAGAACACGACTGCGACGGAAGATGACATTGCCTTCACGCAGAAGGTTTTGAGTTCGTTTTCGTACAGCTCGAAGTATCTCAAGGCTTCTCACGAGTTCCTTGAGGATACGTCAATCAACGCAGCTGCGTTCATTGGCGATGTGATGGGGACTCGCATCGGTCGCAAGCAGAACAGCGATTTCACCGTGGGCGCGGGAACTACCCTGCCGTTCGGTGTTGTTGTTGGTGCTTATGATTCTAACGTGACGGCTGCTGCTGCGGACGCTTTGACTTACAGCGAAGTGCTGCAACTCAAGCATTCCGTCGATCCGGCGTACCGGGGACCACGCAGTGGATTTATGGCGAACGATACGACGCTTCGCATCATGAAGGAGATGGCCGATGCCCAAGGTCGCCCCCTGTGGCAACCGAACTTGGTCGCTGGTGCCCCCGACACGTTTGATGGTTCGCCGTTTTACGTGAACCAAGATGTGACGGACGGTACGGGCGAAAAGGCGTTGCTCTATGGCGATTTCACGAAGTATTACATTCGTGACGTCCGCAGTGGTTTCCGTCTGATTCGGATGGACGAAACGTTCGCTCTCTTGAATCAGGTGGCCTGGGTTGGGTGGATGCGTAGTGATGGTGTGTTGGCAGCCGCCAACACGACGACGTACAATCCTGTGAAGTATCTTACTATGGGGTGATGTAAGGCGGTTGTGGGGGGTGGCGTGTGCGTAGTGGCGGCACGTCGCCCCCTCTCTTTCAGGGAAACAAACATGAGCAAAGTCCGCATCGTTGAAACGTACACGGATGTTACCCGTATCTTCCGCTTTGGCCGCATGTACGACATCCCCAACGAGGGACTTGTCCAGACGTTGGTAGAGGGCGGATTCGCGGAAATCGTGAAGCCGAAACGATCCAAGGTGGAAACGGCCGAGGACAATCCGCACAAGCCAGCCAAACGCGGGAATGCACAAAATGCCAACGACGATTCCTAGCAACATGCCGGTCACGCTGGCGGATGCGAAGGCACATCTTCGCGTCACGCATGAGCAGGCGGACGTCGAGATACTGCACTATCTGCTTTCCGCTATCGAGTATTGCGAGGTGCGGTCCCAGCGTATCTTTCGCCAGCGGGCGTTGACGCTGGTGCTTGATGACTTCCCGGGGGCTGACGATCCGGTAGTCTTTGACCTGTCGCCGATTGTCTCGGCGGACACGATCCAATACTACGACACGGACAACGCCACCCAAACGCACACGGCAGCGTATCTCGTGGAGGACGCAACCGGCACCTCGTGTCTTTACCCGGACTACGAGACGGAATGGCCGGACACGGCAGTTAGGCCGGATGCGGTCACGATCACCTACACGGCTGGCTATGGCGGGGCGGCATCAGTGCCGGCCAGAGCCAAGCAGGCGATCCTACTGATTACCAAGCACGGGTATGACCAGCGGGATCCCGTGGTTGTCGGCACGATCACTAAGCCGTTAGAGTTTGCCGTCGATTCGATGTTGCAAAGCCTGAAGCCCGGAAACTACCCGCAAACATGACCGCAAACCTGCCACCGCTCAGACACTTCATGCGACTGGAGCAGCTCGACCAGTACGAGAATGACTTTGTTGACTATGGCGGGGCGTGGGAATACGTCTGCGACGTTTGGGCACATGTCAAGACGACGCGGGCCGACCAGCGAGTACAGAACAAACTCGCCGAATTGGTTATCACGCACACGATCACCACGCGATGGGATCACCGCATTCCGCTGGATAACGTCAAGCTGCGGATGCGTGACTTGACAAACGCGGACGCGATCGGCAACGGCAAAGTCTACAACGTGCGTACGTGGGTGGATGTAGACGAGATGCACGAGCGAGTGGAATGGGAATGCGTTGAGGTGCGGGAATAATGGCGAAGGCTATCAAACGCACCGAGATGGAAGGAGCCAAGGAACTCGACAAGGCACTTAGTGTGTTTTTACCAAAGGTGCAAAACAAGATTCTTCGGAAAGCAGCTCGTCAGGCAGGAAAGCTAGTTGCCAGAGAAGCGGCCGACAATGCACCCGAAGGCGACGAGGAAGAATACGACAACTCGCCAATCGGGAAAGCTGGGAGAACACCCGGGCAACTCAAGAAGTCATTTCGCGTACGTGCGTTGCCGCGTTCGCGTAACACATTGGGCGTAGCGATTCAGACCAGCAAAGACTTGTTTCGCGGAGAAGCGTTTTACGGCGGATTCCTGGAACTTGGATGGGTGACGCATCGCGGGAACAAAGAAGTCGAGGCAAAGCCATTCCTGAGACCAGCGATTTACGACAACGCAAACGAGATTAACCACATATTCCTGACTGTTGGCAAGGTAGAAATTGACCGCATTACCGAAGAATCGCGGCGTGAGAGCGGTGGCGATCGAATCAGATGAGCGACTACATCATACCAGCGATCGGCGAGTGTTTGCGTGGCAGCTATCCATGCGACTCGGCGTTTGCGTCTAGCACCGCTCGCGTCAACGCGGTGACAGAAATCAAACGCAACGTCGGCAACGCAGTCTACTGGGCACGGCAACCGAAGCCTGAAGGGCATTCCGCGATTGTGTTGCGAACCATTTCCTTGACGCCGGAGTACACGCTGGCGGCTGAGCTCGGCACCGCACAACCGACAATCCAGCTCGACGTATTCACGAAAGGCCGGCCGCCGATCGTGTGTGCGAACATTGCCAATCAATGCCGGCTCGCATTGTCGAACTATCGAGGCTACTTGTGGTACCCGGACCAGACGCAAGTCTACATCCGCGGTGCCACAATCATTAGAGAACCAATGGATCCGGCACAACTGCCGGTGGACGCCGGAGCGTATTGGACGTTTGCGGCGGGATTTGATGTGATGGTGACCTACGATCGCACCGTAGTCACAGCATAGGAGTTTTATTATGGCCGACACTGGCAACGGGGCGACCCTGACAAACGCAACGGAATCTTGGACCTCGGCATGCGTCACGATCGGGGCGATGACAACGAGCATTCCCGCACTGGACAGCAGCGACCTAAGTACCACGACGTACGCGAAAAAGACGCGTGGCGACCTCGTGGACATTGGGCCGATCGAATGTACGTTGATTTGGGATCAAGACACGCGGCCGCCCCTGCCAGGCGTGTCTGCGTCTTCGGAATGGATCCTGACTTTCCCGGGCAGTCAAACGGTAAGCGGTACCGGATTCCTGACCGAAGTCAGCGGGGCCGAGCTGGCGAATAACCAAGTGCAGATCGGCTCGTTCACTCTGCAATTCGACGGACAAACCGGACCCGCCTACTCGGTGTAGCATGACGATCACGATACGACGCATGCGGGGTGAGCAGTTATTCCGCCGCGGGCGAAATTACAAACGCGAGGTAGTCGATACGAACATTGACGAGATTCTCGACGGCGAGCATCGGGTGGGGTACATCCTGCATGCACCCGGTGCGGGGGTGTGCCTGATTGCCCCCGTGTCCCCCACGGTGGAATCACAAATACACAAAGCAGTGAAAAAACGAGACGCGGAACTAGGATGGGCGGAACCACAAAGCGGCGAACGCAAACTTAGCAGGGCACCGGTTGTGCCCGAGGAGTATTTGGAAGAATGAGCGAATCCAACGGGGTAGCGAACCGTGAGGCGTTTTTCAGTGGGGCAGCCAGCAAGCGGCGGTATGCGGTGGTGCAGGTCCCGATTCTCGGCGGCGTGCGAATTCAAAGTCTTACGGAACTAGAGCGATCGACTTACGAAGCAAGCCGGCTGGATGACGCGGGGCAATGGAGCCGTGAAAGCGGGGCGGCCGCGAAAGTCAAGCTGATTGTGCTGTGTTGCGTGGATGGCGATGGGAACTGCCTGTTTATTGACTCGGACATCCCGAAGCTACAACAGATCGACTCGATCGTGACGGACACGCTGTTCAGCAAGTGCCTAACCCATTGTGGATTCTCAGAGGAGGACATTGAGGAACTGGCAAAAAACTACGAAGCAACCCCCGTCGAATGTTCGCCATAGAGTTGGCCAATCGCCTGGGGTTCGTCCACGTGGACGAGATGTTGCAGGAAATGTCACCCGAGGAATTTGACGAACGATACGCAGCCGAAACAATCGAACCGCTCGGACGTCGCAACACCGTCATCCTGCAAGCTGAAATGATTGCCGCGGTCAAGATTATCGCGAGACTGTTAACATCGGGCGACGTGGGCGACACGGAAATCACGCCCGATGATTTGATGCCACGATTCAAAAGCGAAATGAAAACGGTCAAGAAGCGAACAAAGAAGAAAAACCTTCAAGAAGGTTTCAACCAGGTTAAACGCATGTTGGGTTTCTAGATGGCTGGCGGAATTGGAAAACTGATCGGGGCGATTCGCGTCGGCGTGATTGCCGACACGAAGAAAGCGTCCAAGGATATCAAGGGATTCCAGAAAGATGTAAGTACGTCTGGAAAAAAGATAGAGAAGTCCTTGGGGGCAATGAAATCGGCTTTCTCGGCTTTTGTTGCGGTTGCTGGCACGGGGCGGGCAGTTGGGATGTTTCGCGACACAATCGCGGACATGGATAGGCTTATCAAAACGTCAAGCAAGCTGGGACTTGGAACAGATGAGTTAATTGGATTGCAGCACGCGGCACAATTGACGGGCGTTGAGGCAAATACCCTGTCGATGGCGATGCAGCGAATGACACGCAGGATCAGCGAGGCAGCTGTTGGAACGGGCGAGGCAAAAGGGGCACTGGAAGAGCTTGGGCTTGATGCCGAAGCATTGAATCTAATGGGGCCTGCCAAGGCATTTTCCGCAATTGCCGAGGCTATCAAGACTTTGCAGAATCCCACCGACAAGCTGCGGCTGGCGTTTAAGCTGTTCGACTCAGAAGGTGCAGCACTTGTAAACACACTGGAACTTGGCAAGACCGGACTTGAGGAAATGGCCAAGGAGGCGAAATCGTTGGGCTTGACGTTTAGCAACGAGACAGCAAAAGGCATTGAAGCGGCGGCGAATGAAATTGCACGTTTGGAAGCTGAGTGGACTGGACTAAAGCGAAGAATGACGAGCGGTGCGGTGCCTTGGTTCGCTAATTATCTCGAAGGCTTGCGTGCCATGGAAAAGTACGGCTACCGAGGCGATTTGCAGCCAAGTACCTATAGTCGCGGTGCAATGACTGCAAAAGAACGTGCCGACATCAATAAATCAAGAAGAGACGCGAATCTAGCTGCGTTGCGTGCCGACGCAAATCGTGCAATTACGAAGCTACAGGAATCCGTCGATCGGCAAACATCAATGAGGACAGTCAGAGGCTATACAGGATCAGGCTGGGACAATCAGCTTAGTTCGTTTTATAACGCCGATGCTCGTCAATTTAAGGACTTCACCAAGGAAAGCAGGACTCAAGAGCCGCGAATGACGATCGAGACGATCACACGTCCGCTCAACAGAATCATCGACGCCAACTCTCGCGAGGGATTCGCGGCACTGCGGGCAAACATGCGGCAGAGCACAACCAAGAAACTCGAAGAGCAAGGCGAAAAACAAATCAGCGAACTGAAGAACGTCAACCAGTCACTGACCACCATCATCGCCAACACCGAGCAGGACGCGATTATTTCGATACCCGGGGCGGGCAGTAAACCGGGGGCAACCAAATGACTATCACCAGTTGCTTCTACATGCGAGAAGGCCGAGCGGGGACGTTTGAAAAGTACGGCCAGCGAACCGCAACGGAAATGTATCTCATCGAGACGGACGACGAGTGGATGGGGCCGGCACAAATTTGGGACGCGGGGCAGGCGTTGAGCAGGACGACAACGCAGGCACCGCTGCCCGCATTGCAAACTACCTACAAGGAATATGACGGGGCGACGCTGACGACGACCGACACCGGCATTTACATGATGAAAATGACGATTCGGCAAGACAGCGGAAGTGCCAAACGATGGATCGCAACCGCCAACTACCGGCCGCTCAGATCTGGCGAAGACGCCAACGGCGAAGTTGCGACACCGCTCGACCTGCCTATCAAATATTGGCTAGAGTTTGCGAGCAGCTCGGAAGTCGTGCGTGAAGCGGTCAACGTAGAAACGCTCGGACCCAACAACGAACGCGGTAGCGAACTCGGACCTATCCAGAACGGTGCATTGCAAGACTATGACGAGCCGCTTGAACGGTTGCGG